ATTGCATATCTTCAAACTTTGCCAAAAGAATTTAATCTACAAAAATACATTGATTACAATTTACAATTTGAAAAAAGTTTTTTAGAACCATTGAAGAATGTTGTTGAAACAATTGGATGGATGGTTGAAAAGAAAGGCACACTTGAATCATTTTTCGTATAGGAGGTTATTATGTCATTTGTAAAAACAGTTATTAAAGAAATCGACAATGAGTTTGCATCAATAGCAGACGAAGGTATATCAGCAGGAGATTGTGATTCTTTTGTTGATACTGGTTCTTATATTTTTAACGCTTTAGTTAGTGGTAGTATCAAAGGTGGTTTACCTTCTAACAAGATTACAGCTTTAGCGGGAGAGTCATCTACAGGTAAAACATTTTTTGCTTTATCCATTGTTAAAAATTTTCTACAACAGAATCCAAAAGGAGAAGTAATATACTTTGAATCTGAATCAGCGATTACAAAAAATATGTTGAGTGAACGTGGTATAGATGTCAAACGTCTTGGTTTAGTTCCTGTAACTACAGTTCAAGAATTTAGAACACAAGCAATTAAAGTTGTAGATGAATATACAAAACTTAAACTAGAAGATCGACCACCATTGATGTTTGTATTAGATTCTCTTGGAATGTTATCTACAACAAAAGAAGTTGAGGATGCTTCAGCAGGAAAAGAGACTAGAGATATGACAAGAGCTCAGATAGTCAAATCAATTTTTAGAATCTTATCTCTTAAATTAGGTCAAGCACAGATTCCTCTAATTGTCACAAACCATACATATGATGTAGTGGGGTCATACATGCCAACCAAAGAAATGGGTGGTGGATCAGGACTAAAGTATGCTGCATCGACTATAATATATCTCAGTAAGTCAAAAGAAAAAGATGGTACTGAGGTAGTTGGAAATATTATAAAGTGTAAAACATTCAAATCTAGATTTACAAAAGAAAACTCACAGGTTGCTACTAGATTATTCTATGATGAAAGAGGATTAGATCCTTATTATGGACTTCTAGAGTTAGGTGAGAAGTATGGAGTGTTTACAAAAACTGGAAATCGTTATAATATGGGTGAGAAAAAAGTTTACCCTAAAGAAGTGCTAAAAAACCCAGAAGTTTATTTCACACCAGAAGTTATGCAGGCTTTGGATGAGTGTGCTAAAAAAGAATTTAGTTACGGATCATTTGTATGAAAATAGAAACTAAAATATTATCTCATCTTGTATATGATGAGAAGTATCTCAGAAAAGTTTTGCCTTTTATCAAAGATGTTTACTTTGAAGTCTTAACTGAGAAAATTATTTTTCAAGAGATACAACAGTACATGAATAACTATGATGGTTTACCATCAGCAAATATATTACAAATAGAAGTAGAAAAAAGAAAGGATATATCAGAGGAAATATTTAAAGAAGCAGTCGATCTCATACAAAGCTTTCGAGAAGAAAAAGTTGATCAAGAATGGTTGTTAGATACAACTGAGAAGTGGTGTAAAGAAAGAGCAATATATCTTGCACTTATGGAAAGTGTAAAACTTGCAGACGGTAGAGATAAGACAAAAAATCGTGAAGCAATTCCTTCTATTCTTTCGGAAGCATTAGGAGTATCTTTCGATGATCACATCGGTCATGACTATCTACAGGATGCTGAAGAACGATTTGAGTTCTATCACAAGAAAGAAGACAAGATTCCATTTGATTTGGATCTCTTTAACAAGATTACAAAAGGTGGTCTTCCTAACAAGACTCTCAATGTTGCTCTTGCAGGCACTGGTGTGGGCAAGTCTCTTTTTATGTGCCATTGTGCTAGCTCATGTTTGTCTCAAGGTAAAAATGTTTTGTATATTACTTTGGAAATGGCGGAAGAAAAGATAGCAGAAAGAATTGACGCCAATCTTTTAGGAGTAAATATTAAAGAACTTACTGATTTACCAAAATCATTATTTGAAACTAAGATTGGAAAAGTTGCAAAGAAAACACAGGGTACTTTAATTATCAAAGAATATCCTACAGCATCAGCACACGCTGGACATTTCAAAAGTTTGTTGAGTGAGTTATCAATCAAAAAAGGATTTGCACCAGATATTATATTCGTAGATTATCTAAACATCTGTTCATCATCTCGTTACAAAGGAACCATTGTCAATTCTTATACGTTCGTTAAAGCGATTGCAGAAGAACTTCGTGGTCTTGCTGTCGAAGCAAATCTCCCGATTGTTAGTGCTACTCAAACTACTCGTTCTGGTTATGGGTCTAGTGATATTGATCTTACTGACACATCAGAATCTTTCGGACTCCCTGCTACTGCTGACCTTATGTTCGCTCTCATATCTACTGAGGAGTTGGAAGATATGAATCAGATTATGATTAAACAATTGAAGAACAGATATAATGATCCTACAATAAACAAAAGATTTGTCATAGGTATTGACAGATCTAAAATGAGATTGTATAATGTAGAAGTAAGCGCTCAGGGTAATATTATTGACTCGGGCAAAGATAATGATTTAGCTGAATCTCTTGATAAGAAGATCAGAAGTTTTGAAGGATTTAAAGTATGACAATTGATTTTAATAAGTATACTAAATTTGTTAACGCTGTAACATCTGAAGAGAGTAAGTATGGTGGTCACTTCCAAGATCGTTTAAGAGATCTATACTCTAAAGACTTCTCTTCACATAGAGCATTAACTGCTGCACTTGGATTATGTGCTGAGTCAGGTGAGTTCACAGAGATAGTAAAAAAGATTCTCTTTCAAGGTAAACCAGTTACCCAAGAAAATCTATTTCATATGAAACGTGAACTAGGTGACATTATGTGGTATTTTATACAGGCATGTATAGCATTAGATACTTCACCAGAAGAGATTATTGAAATGAATGTGGACAAACTAAAGTCCAGATATCCAGGCGGTGAATTTGATGTTCACTATTCTGAGAACAGAAAGGAGGGAGACCTATGATACAAATAGCAGCAATAATTGTAATAGCAATTATTTCTACGTCATTAATCATACTGTATGTTTATAACCCACACAGATAATCTAAATAGGAGGGAAGACCCTCCTATTTTTATGGCTTCAGACGGTATTGCTACTCAACAACAAGAAAATGCCTCAGCGTATACATTTAAAATGTATATCGAAACAGGAAAATTACCTACACTTGGTCAGATTGCAAGCATCTATCCGAGTGTAAATGCCAAATGGATGACAACTTTTACTGAACAGGCAAAATTAATTAAAGGATATGTTAATCAACATAAAGGATATAACTATTCTAGAGATGATGGTATCATGCCTTTTCTAGAAAGTATGGCAAAAACATATTGTGGTGTCGAAGGTGGAGATAGAATATTTGCTACAAAAGATACTTGGAATCCAATGGATATTGTGATGGTAAAGAGATCTGAAGAAAATAGTATCAAAAAAACAATTAAAGAATTGATGACAATTGATGGGCTTACACAAAAAGGTAAGTTAACTCTTTTAAATAGTATCATGTATGAATCTCTTAAATCAAAAGATATGATACCTGTATCATTAAAGAAGATAAATTTAAAATATGGAATTGATCTAGAAGAAGAATTAAATACAGGAAATCCAGAACAAAAAGATTGGACAGTTTTAAATCCTAAATGTTTATTGAATATTAAAGATCGAGTTTTTGAGAACTCAGAATTTTCTATGCATTTCCAGTTAGATAAACCACCAGCATTTAAAATAAAGGTTCAAGTTAGAAATAGACAGTTAAGTAATCCTAATGGAACTGTACAAACAGAATGTATAAATGAGTCTAAACCAGCTGCAAAGTTAGGAACTGTTCCATCAGATTTAATAGATACATTTTTAACATCGCATCAGTTATCAAAACCTAAATCAATATCTAAACATCCAAATATACCAAAAAATTTTCCTGGCACATGGGATCCATTTATGATTGATTATTGGGTTGGCGTTTATAATAATATTAAAAATAAAAAGATTGGTAGTAAAAGTGTTGATTTTGGTGATCTCACTATTACTGGTACTGGAGCTGATGAAAGTGGAATAGAGAATGTTATTAAGAACGGTGCTGCAAATGAAAGTGCTATTGATAGATCAAACAATGGTAGGTTTAGAAATATATTAGTTGCAATGGAATATGTACAGTTCATGCAAGAATTAACTACTAAGGGTGTACTAAATGATTTTTTAAATATTTTATATTATGGAGCTAAAAAAGCTTACGATCCTTTAAATGGATCATTCGTTAAAATTTTCTAGTTATGGCTAAACAAAATAAACACTTAGAACATTTAGAAGATGATATTCTAAACAATGGTAGTAGCGGAGGAAAGACTTCAGTTGCTTTTCTTAAATCTCTTGGTGACATGTTATCACAAGGAGATAAATCAAAAAGTATTAAAGTAACTACAAAGTGGGATGGCGCTCCAGCAATTATTTGTGGTATTCATCCAGTTTGGAAAGCTTTTTTTGTTGGTAACAAATCTGTATTTAATAAAACTAATCCTAAAATCTGTTGTACACATGATGATGTAGATTTCTTTTATCCAGATAGCGGATTAAATTCAATACTTAAGTCATGTCTAACACATCTTTCTAAGTTACCAATATCAGGAGTTATACAAGGCGATCTTTTGTTTATTGAAAATACTAAAAGTATAGGAACTATTAAAGGACAGCGTTCTGTAAAATTTACTCCAAACACTATTACATATACAATACCTTTGAATACAAATCTTGGTCAACGTGTGAATAACTCTAAACTTGGTATTGTTTTTCATACATCATATAGTGGTGATACTATATCAAATATGCAAGCTGGATTTGGTGTAGATGTATCTAGTTATCAGGGAGTTGAAGATGTCTCTGTATTTTCTTCAGACTTTAATGATGCAAGTGGATCAGCTAATTTTACTTCACAAGAAAAAACTAAGTTCAATTCAATTTTAAGTCAAACCACAGGGTCATTAAAACAAGCATCTAAATTTTTAGATGCAATGGCTGGTACAGATAAGTATTCATTTAATATAGTATTCAAACAATTTTTTAATTCTTATATTAGATCTGGTGCAATGATACCACCAGTAAATCAAGTCGTAGGAGATTTTGCAAACTATTATTCTTTTCTTTTAGACAAAGAAATAAATTCTAAAAAATCTGAAGCTGGTCAAAAAAAATGGTTAGCAGTCAAAAATGATGGTTTAAAATTTATTTCTGCAAATCAAAAATCAATTTATTTTACTGCAGCATCATATAAAAATCTAACAGCAGCAAAATTAATGATCATAAGAAAATTAGAATCTGTTAAAGATATTGGAACATTTTTAAAGAAGGGTGCTGGATATTCTGTTACAGCTCCAGAGGGATTTGTTGCAATAAAATCAGGTCAAGCATTAAAATTGGTCGATAGACTTGAATTTTCTGTTGCAAATTTCTCAACTGATAAGGATTGGGATAAATAAATATAAATGTAGAACCAATAGAGACTCATATGAAGTCCTTTAACAATTTCTTTGGTGAAGCTCGGACTAAAGCAGGACTCGAAGCTGAAAAAAAGGGTTTAATACACACAGGTAAAGGTTATTACGCTGATAAGGCTGGCAAAATTGTTGCTAAAGCTGAAGGCGGAACTCGTCTTATTCCATTATCTAAGAAAGAACAGGATAATCTTAACTCTGGTGCTCCTTTAAAAGGCCCACAGTCTGCTGCTGATGCTCAATCTCTTGCCAAAATGGCATCTGATCTACAATCTGTTAAAGATACAGTTGCACCTGAACAACCACCTGAAGAAGAACCAAAAGCAGATGAAAAATCTGATGAGGAAGAGTCACTATTGCCTCGTAATGAAGGTGGTGGAGAAGTTGTAATCACATTTGGTAGATTTAATCCACCACATGTAGGTCATGCAAAGTTAATGGACAAAGTTGCAGATGAAGCATACGCTTCTGGTGCTGACTATATGATATATCCAAGTCATTCAAATGATCCTGAGAAGAATCCTTTAGACTTTGGAACTAAATTGAATGTAATGCAACATATGTTTCCACATCATGCTGATAGTATTGCAAATGATCCTCAAAATGGAAGAAACATCTTTGATGTTCTTAAAAATCTCTATGGACAAGGATATGATAATGTCAAAATTGTTGTAGGTGATGACCGTGTAAAGGAGTTTTCAAACATAACTTCTAAGTATAATGGTAAAACTTATAACTTTGGCGGTCTTGATGTTGTCAGTGCTGGTGTAAGAGATGCTGACTCAGATGATACTGTAGAAGGTATGTCTGCTTCTAAAATGAGGAAAGCAGCATCAGATAATGACTATGATGCTTTCAAAAAAGGACTCCCAGAAGATCTTGATAAAGAACAAGCAAAGGCAATCTATATGAGATTACGCCGTGCGATGAATCTTGAATCAAAAGATTATAAAGTTGCTCCAAAACTAGACGAATCTTCTTTAAGAGAAGCATATCGTTCTGGAGAACTATATAAAGTTGGTGACATTGTAGAAAATTTGAATACTGGAGTTATAGGTAGAATTATAACTCGTGGTACAAACTACGTTATTATGATTGATGAAGAGAAAAGAGTTTTTCGTCATTGGATCAAAGACATTATGGAAAAAACAATATGGGAGATAGGTACTGACGAGTATCGTGCTGCTGTACAGGCGTTGACACCTGGCCAACCAGTTACTTCTTTCACAAAAAAGTCAACCCCACTAAATAGTAAAAAACCTAGTAAAAAAGATGGACTTAAATAAGTATTCTTCTTATCTTTCACTTCCACCTTCTAATCTATACAGAGCAGAAAGGTTAGTGGAATCTGTTATTAAATATCACCTCAACCACGAAGATATGGTTGATGAGATTGTAGAGAATCTTACTGGTGAAACATTAGAGTATGCCTTGAAACTGTTTGTAGAGAAGACTGGAGCGGATTTAAATGAAGCTCTAGAGTATATGGGCGTAAAGGTTGCATTTAATGGTACTACCTACAGTGCTCCGACTGTTGGTTTATATGGTATTAAGTCTAAACCAGAAATTAAAACAAAGATTAAATCAAAAGTACTTGCAAGAAACGAAAAAGAGAATAAGTCTAAGATAAAGAAAGAAGAGTATACAGTAACAAACGCTGACAAGAAAGGTAACACACCAGCATACCAAGCATATAAAGCTGGTAAGAAGAATGTAAAAACTGGTAAACCTTTATACAAAGCAGCAGATCATATGAAAGAAGAAGCTGCAAAGAGACTAGGTAAGACAGTACAAGAGATGGATGATCTTTGTGACTATTTTGTAGAACATGATATTGCAATAAGTTCTAATGATCTAAATGAAGTAATGCAAACTATTGATCCAGAACATACAGAATACTTCTTAGAAAAAGTACAAGATCTTAAAGGAAAGAAAAAAGGTCCTGTAATTATTAATCCTAAGACTGTAGAAGATGCTAATGAATCATATGGTATGTCAAACGCTGAGACTGCAAAGAAAGAAGCAAAGTTAAGACGTAAGGAAATGATTAAAGTTGCTGCTAAAAAAGTAGGAGCAATGAAAACTGAAGGATCAATGAAACAAGCACGTAAGAACGTAGGTGCTGATACTTGTTGGGATGGATATAAAGCAAAAGGAACTAAGAAGAAAGGTGGTAAGGTTGTTCCTAATTGTGTAAAAGAGGATGAAGTAGCGGAAGGATATAAAGATAAGAAGAAAAAGAAAGGACATGACTGTGCTTCTAAGGTAAAACATGAAGAGTATGGTGTAGGAAACTGTATCAAAGAAGAACATACTTTAGATGAGAACAACAATGTAACTCATTATGATATTATGTTTGGACATGGATTAGAAAGAAATGTTCCTGTTGAGGATTTACAGATTCTTGTTACAGAATATCATGAGCATGTAATTCCAGATGAGAAAATGCTTGATGAGAAGAAAGGACTTTGGGATAATATGCATGCTAGACGTAAAGCTGGTAAACCTAAGAGAAAGCCTGGCGATAAGAACTATCCTAAGACTCTTAACATAGAACATCATCAAAAAGATAAAGATGGTAATACTATTCCACATGAAGATGAGGAAGTAACAGAGGCATTA